TCAATGTAGAAAAGAGTAGATATGTCAGAGAAAAATCCAAAATACCTGTTACTGTATCTTTTGACGGTGGCATCAACAAGTGGTCTGGTTTATTGGATATTGCACTCGAAGGCAATTTCGTCACTAAGCCAAGCAATGGTTGGTATGCCAAAGTAGATCAAGAAACTGGTGAAGTTCTTGAAAAGAAACGCTTTGCTGATACACAGACAGAAGAATTCTGGAAAGATATTCTTGCTGATGAACGTTTCAAAGAGTTTGTAAGGAAAAAATATGAAATCACTTATAGCAGCATTATGGGACAAGATGTCGTTCAGGAAGAAGAAGTTGAAATATCAGATTAACGAAGATTTCCAATTTCTTCCATCTGATGATGACAAGATAACTGGCATCGGCATACTGAAAGGAAAGTATGCTGGTGTTCTTTATCATTATGGCAAAGCAAAAGTGATAGAAGAGGGTGATTTTGCAAGATTAACTTTTGACTATACTATCATTCACACGCCCACATTCACCGTTCATGAGTTGCAAACTGATGAAGAATTTCATACAATGATAGGTGATATACTAACTGAAATACTCATGGAACAATCCGATGAAAAGACTCGAAACAATTATTCTGAAGAACTTGATATTTAATGAAGAATATGCACGAAAAATCATTCCGTTTCTGAAAAATGAATACTTCTCCGATACCACAGAGAAAAATCTTTTTGAGGAAATTAATAGTCACATCCACCAATTCAAACATCTTCCAACATACGAATCACTTGTAATAAACTTTACTGAATCACGTAAACTGACAGAAGAGCAAGTCAGAAATGCGGTTGAAATGATTCGTAAAATCAACGCAGACAAAAATGATCCAACTGACGTAGACTGGCTCATCAAGCAAACTGAAAAGTTTTGCCAAGACAAAGCAATCTACAATGCCATCATGAAGTCTGTCAAAATTCTTGATGAAAGAGAAAACAAAGAAGATAAGGGCATGATTCCAAAATTGTTGAGTGATGCACTTGGTGTATCATTTGACAGGTCTGTCGGTCACGATTATATCGATGACTCAGACAACCGATTTGAATTCTATCACAGGCACGAAACGAAGATACCATTTGATCTTGATCTATTCAACAAGATTACAAAAGGCGGTCTGCCAAAGAAAACACTAAACATTGCACTTGCTGGCACTGGTGTTGGTAAGTCATTGTTCATGTGTCACGTTGCTGGTTCTTGTCTTGCACAAGGTCTGAATGTGTTGTATATAACCATGGAAATGGCAGAAGAGCGTATTGCTGAACGTATTGATGCCAATCTATTGAATATTGACATTGCAGACTTGAACTCTATTAGTAAACAAGACTATGATAGAAAGTTCTCTGCACTCAAAGTAAAGACACATGGTAAATTGATCATCAAAGAATATCCAACAGCAGCAGCATCAGCACTACACTTCAGAGCATTGTTGAATGAATTGCAACTCAAAAAGAGTTTCAAACCTGACATCATTTTTATTGACTATTTGAATATTTGTGCAAGTGCCAGAATCAAGCCTGGTGCTAACGTAAACAGTTATTCTTATATCAAGGCTATTGCCGAAGAATTGAGAGGTCTGGCCGTTGAGTTTGATGTTCCGATAGTCTCTGCTACTCAGACTACCAGAAGCGGCTTCACCAGCTCGGATCCGGGCTTGGAAGATACGTCAGAATCATTTGGTCTGCCAGCCACTGCCGACTTTATGTTTGCTTTGATAAGCACAGAAGAATTGCAACAATTGAATCAGATAATGATCAAGCAACTCAAGAATCGTTACAATGATCCAAATTATTTCAAACGATTTGTTGTGGGTATTGACAGAGCCAAGATGAAATTGTATGATGTTGAACAGGGAGCACAAGATGATCTGGTAGATGCAGGTCAAGTGCCACCAGACAAGCCTTTGAATACCTTCGGCGAACGTGAGAGACAGTCTGGCAATAAGTTCGGAGGCTTCAAAGTATAAATACTCTAATAACTTGGAGGATTTATGGCTGCACAACAGGGATTTCAGTATGAAAAAAATGCAGCAGCAGAACTGAAAAAATTTGGTCTTGTTCCCAAAAGTTTTGTGCCAGCCGGTGCGGGTCATGATCAGCCCGACTTGTTACTAGAGTATAAGAAAAAAAAATCTGGTTGTGAGTTGAAGATTACTGCCGCATCTGCTGGTTCTCTTGTCATGAAGTATGATATAAACGATAAGAAAAATCCATGGAAATTTGGTGATATCAAAGCAGATGATGATGAAAAATTATTCATTCGTGATCTAGCATATGAAGTTGGACTTTTTGATATAATCAAAAAACAATGGAAAGATGTGCCATATAAAAGAGATAAAGATGCTAAGTGGGAAGCAACAGCAGGTAAACTAACACCACAGCAACGATATGAACGTGATAGAGATACCTTCAAAGATATTCGTGGAGAAATATCAGCAACGAAAATTGAAGAATATTATAACAAAAAAGATACGTACTACGTGAATGTTGGTACTCACGGATTTTATTTGATGGGTATCAAAAATCCACTAAAACTCAAAGACGTGCCGATGTTTGGTAAGTCAGCAAAGGCAACATATCGTGCAAGAGTACAATACAAAGGCAGTGGCAATTATCAATTTACTTTTGAGATGCAGTTCTCAATACCAGCAAATAAAAAATCACCATTCAATATAGCGCCAATAAGTGGCAAGAATGTAAACATAATAAAAAAAGAAATCAATCTAAGCTGTTTCGACATATGAAATTCATGGACTATCTAAAAGAGAGTAAAGAAGGCAAGAATGTTCATCTAGAGCACCTTGAAGATAATGTACTAAACAATGGAGTTACTGGTGCACGTGAAGCAATAGATTTCCTACGTTCTTTACGCAATATGCTTGCAGGTCACACAGGCACAAGAATGAATGTGACTACAAAATGGGATGGCGCACCGGCTATCTTTGCTGGTACAAATCCAGAGAACGGTAAGTTCTTTGTTGGTACTAAATCAGTGTTTGCAAAAAATGCAAAATTGAATTATACTGATGATGATATTGATGAGAATCATCCAGGTGAAGGACTCAATCAAAAACTCAAACTTGCTTTGGCATTTTTACCTAAATTAGGCATCAAAGGTGTATTGCAAGGTGATATGATGTTCTCAAAAGGAGATATCAAGCATGAGACAATTGACGGAGAAGATTACATCATCTTTCAGCCAAATACAATCGTATATGCAGTCCCAACAAAATCAAAGTTGGCACAAACAATGCTTGCTGCACACATTGGCGTGGTATTCCATACATCATACTCTGGTAAAACACTTGAGACAATGAAAGCATCATTCAACATTGACATCGGACATTTGAAAACAACCAAAGATGTTTGGTTTCGTGATGCATCGTTCACTGACGCATCTGGCTCTGCTACATTCACAGACGAAGAAACAGCAGAAATAACATCAATTCTTTCACAAGCAGGTCGTGTATTTCAAACAATACCTGCACTGACATTGAATCGTGTTGCAGCATCAGAAACTTATCTGACGCAAATCAAAACGTTCAACAATACCAAAGTTCGTGAAGGTAAAAAGATTGCAGACACCAGAATTCATACACAAGAACTTATAAACTGGGTCGAAGCAAAACTAAACAAAGAAGTATTAGCAGCAAAGAAAGAAGATACAAAACAGAAACGCATCAAAGAGAAAAATGAAGTTATGCGTTTCTATCGTTCAAATGCAATCTATCTAAAACAAATATTTGATTTGATGAATCTGATTGTTGATGCCAAGTTGATGATTATCCGTAAACTTGAAACAATTAGGAGCATCGGCACGTTTGTACGCACCGATGACGGCTTTCGTATTACGGCTCCCGAAGGATTTGTTGCCGTTGATCACTTAGGCAAAGCATTGAAATTGGTAGATAGATTAGAATTCAGTCACAAAAACTTTACAGCACAGAAAGCGTGGGACAAATGAGTTACGATATCAATAAAATTTTAGCAGAATACGCAGATGATGATTTTGGCTTCAGTGCCGTAGATGAAGTTGAGTATCAAGCAGTCATTGCTGAGAAAGACG